CTGAAAGAATGGACTGGTTATACGAAATGTGCACCAACGCGGCGTGCATATTACCTTGGTTTCAAGTGGTTATGGTCGAGGGTATGCTTAGTGGAGATTTGAACACAACTTCCGATAATTCACTAGGTCATTTGCTTGTTAAATTAGCGTATATAAAATTTCACAATCCATGGATTCAAGGCTGGAAAGACGTCAATAAATTGATGAGCTTAGCTTTGTATTCAGATGACAATTTAACAGCATGGGTGAAGAATCAATTAGGCTTTTTTATGTCCTCGTTTGTGCAACAGGACAATTTTTATCGCCGATTTGGTTGGAGTTTGAAGGAAGAAGATCATCAGGTTCAAGACACAGTGGTTGGTTTGACCTTCCTCGGAGCCACGGTCGTTGAGTATGCAGGAATGTATGCCCCAAAATTCGATTTGTCAAGAATATGGTCTTCGATAGTTTATAACAATAGGACAAAAGATGTCACAAATGTTGTTATTCATTATCACAAACTTCTCTCACTTCTACTCTTATCCACCTTCAATGGCGTAGTCGCTTATGCCCAGATCAAAGAATTTGTAATCTGGTATGTTAAAGACTGCGAAATGAAGTTTGGCCGCACTTGGATGCACCGCCAGGTTGCGCAAGAATATTCTGTTACCTTTGATATAGGGGAATGGTCTATTTTAGACATAAATACAAAATACATCCCAATTATTCCGGATTTTCAATGGTCTGTCAGCTTTTGGCTTGGTTACGAAACAACGCAACAATGCCAAGTCCCACAAAGTATGTCAGGAGCTTTGCGCTCCCTGTCATCGGCGCATGTAAAAGTAGGCTTTGCCAACTTTTCTGCTGACAGTTCAGCCACGGAATTCAAGTACCACGGTAACTTCTGTGGTCCAAATTATCCTCCTGTGAAAGAAGACGGGAGTTTTCCATTAGACATTCCTGCAGTTAGTCCTCTTGACGAAAATTGCAAGTTACACGATATCGATTATTTTAATAAGCGTGATCAAACCGCTTCTGATATTGATTTTATTTGGCGTAATCTTAAGAATTTGGATTATTCACCAAAGGCCGTACTCGCCAATTTCGGATTTGCAGGCAAAATAGCC